ACCCCCCTTGTTCTATTTTATCTCTTGTTAAAATTTCGGTTTCTTTAAACATTAATGTTAACCTAGTTTTAACTGGCATACCATCATTAAACGTAACCCACCCAACTTCTGGCGCATAATCCACAACAATACTTTGTAATACACAAGGAGCGAATTTGTGTAAATTTTCGTTTACATTACCTAAATGCATATATTCAATTTGAAATACAGCTGGAACGTCGAAATATCTTCCTCCACCACTATCTCCTGCATGAATATTTGGCGCAGAATGTTTTCTAAATAATTTTATAATATCGCGAATAGTTTGCGCTTCTGCTGAACTTTTTGGTGTAAACGTAAAATCAAATTGAAATGTTCTAAAGTCCATAGCAGAAAATACAACTTCAAATTGTGGGTTTATTGCAAACCCTTGTTTAGAAAGCATATATTTTCCAACATCTCCTCCATTATTTACGATACCTAATGATCCTGCAGCCATGCCTGCTCCCTCTAATACTAGAGGATCATAATCATTTTCTTTTATTGTTTTTAATGCGCCCCCGATGCTTTTACTATTTTTCATATTATCATATAAAGAACTAAGATTATTTTTTATTGAATCAGCTTCGGCAGCTCCTTCTTTTAATCCTCCTGTTGCACCTAATGCTTGAGTCATATTTAAATCATTATATGATGCATGTTGTTGCATTGATACAGTATCTGGCATATACAAATTTATATATCCGCTTGGTTTAACAACAGATGGAGTAAATACTGGTCCATCTGTTGTTCCTTCTCCTTTTTGTGCATTATCTGAGCTAAACGCTTTAGCTGGGTCATTTAAAAAATTCTTTATGGAATCAAATGCATCAGATGCAGTTCCCATTGGGTCGTGTAGGAAACTAGAAACGCCAGGAATTGACGTAGCAGCTGTTGCTAAATTTGATAAATTCGTAATCCCTGTTGTAACTCCAGTTAAAGCAGCTAATGGGGATCCAGCAGCAATCCCTCCAGTTATCATACTTTTAGCGCCAGATACAACGCCAACAACTGAAGCACCAATGCCGGCAATTTGAGTTGCTGTACCAATTACTTTATTTGCAGCAGAGGCGACAGTTCCAACCACTGATGTAACACTACTTACTGCGCTATTCACTGCCGACATAGCTGATGATGTTACATCAGCTGCATTATTCATCGCATTTTGAACTTGCGATATAGCTTCAAAATGACTAAGCGAACTGGGATCATACGAACCAATGGTTGATGATATTCCAGTTTCCTGATACGTGGATTTAGTCGGTACTAAAACCGAAAAAGTTATAAAATGCCCTTTCCGTGAACTTCCTAAATCGCTAGGATACATTAAAACTGGCATAGGGTTATTTTCCCCGTATAAACTTCTTAATGGTGAATTTAGATCTACTGACATATTTTTTATTTTCTTTTTTGTTGGATTAACTAAATACTATTTATATTGTTATTTTTAATAAACTTAAAATTATGAGTAGAAGATATCCTAAACCGCGAAAATGGGTTCCAAAAAACAAACTAAAATATAAAGGAGATTGGGATAATATAATATCTAGATCTTCATGGGAATTAAGAGTATTTAAATGGATGGACGATAACCCATCAGTATTGGAATGGGCTTCGGAAGAATGTGTTATTCCATATAAATCTCCAGTTGATAATAAATTACACAGATATTTTCCAGATGTTTGGGCAAAAGTTAAAAATGCTGATGGCAGAATTAAAACATATTTGCTTGAGATTAAACCGGAATATCAAGCAAATGCCCCTGAAGTTAAAAAAAGAATAACAAAACAATATATAACAGAAGTTTGTACATACGCAATAAATAGTGCTAAGTGGAAAGCAGCCAAACTTTACTGCATAGAACGCGGTTGGGAATTTAAAATATTAACGGAAAAAGATTTAGGGTTATAAATGATTAATAGACAGCCTGGACCAGTTGAACCATTAGATTCAAAATTTAGTTTTAAATTTACGTTAAGAAACGTTACTGAAGCTGTAGCGTGGTTTAAAAATGAAATACAATTGCTAACAAACCAAAAGGTAAAACAAAAAACTGATAATACTAAAGAAAAGAAAGGTTTATTATCTCCTGGAACAAATACAGCTGTTACATTTGAAGTTGGTAAAATGTATTTGTTCCATTATGACCCAAAAGAAAGAAAAACTTTACCGTATTATGATACATTTCCATTAATATTCTTAACAGGAATACATCAAGGCGGATTTACAGGAATAAATTTACACTACTTGCCGCCAGAACCAAGATTAATTTTATTAAGTAATTTAACGCAGAAATCAGTTTTTAAAAATGGACAATTAGATAGATTAAATGTAAAATACGAAAATTTAAAAGGAATTCAAGAATTTGCATTTTTTGAACCTTGTTTTAAAAGATATTTAAAATCTAATATTAGATCACAAATAAAATTAATTCCCCCTGAAGATTGGGGATTCGCAGCTTCTCTTCCAATTGAATCGTTTGTAAAAAAACCAAAACACTATGTTTGGAAAGAATCTATGGCTACACAAGATATGACACTTTAGAGGAAAACAGTAATGTCATTTTTCGATACATTATCAGGAACAGTTGGTAGTATTAAGACCGGTCTTAATACTTTACTAAATGGAATGGGTCCACAAACCGTAAATAATATGGCAGAGGGAATAGACGAACTAAGAAAATATGATGTTGGTAGAACTGCATATTTTAAAGTTGAAATTTTCAGTAACCAAATGACTGGAACTGAATCAGCGAAATCGTTAAGTTATTTATGCCACTCAGCAGAACTTCCTGGAGAATCTACTGCTACAGTAACTCAAAAAATATACGGGGTTACAGAAAAGTTCTCTGTAATGACTGGATATAATGATGTTACATTAGCATTTTATACGCGAGGTTCTGGCGACGAATATGTTAGGAAATTTTTTCAGCAATGGATTTCTTTTATTACAGGAAGAGATGAGACAATAAATTATAGAGGAAAAGCTATGTCAGAAACGACATATAACGTTCAGTACAAAGAGGATTACGCAGGAAAAGTAAAAATTACACATTTTGCTATTACTGGAGATCCTTTAGTAGAAGTAACATTATATGATGCATTTCCAATATCAATAAATCAAATTCCATTATCATGGTCAGCGCAAAATGATGCACAATCATTAAATGTAACTTTTGCGTATACTGAATATTCATATAATTTCTTAAATGTTGAAGGAACGGGCGAATATTCTCGAGGACCATTAGGCGAATTACTTGGAACTGGAATAAGAGCTGCAGCTGCAATAAATAGCATAAGAGGAGCTTTCAAAAGTGGAAACCCTATAGCTGCAGCATCGACATTACCAAATCTTGGTTTGTCAAACTTTACCGTGTCATCTGGATTTTTAAGATAAAATAGGATATAAAATATGAGTGTGTTACCAAAAATTGATATGCCAACATATACAGTTAAATTACCAATATCAGAATTAACTGTAAAATATAGACCATACAATGTAAAAGAACAAAAGATTTTAGCAATGGCTAAAGAATCTGGAGATAATAATTCTTTAGTTGATGCGATAATACAAGTAATGCAAAATTGCTGTATGGATACAACTGATGTTGCTGATTTACCATTAAATGATGTTGAATTTTTATTTTATCAGTTAAGAGCAAGATCTGAATCTGAAGTTCTTGAATTAAAATATAGATGCGAAAATATAACGGAAGATGATAAAAAATGTAATAATATAATGGAATACAATTTAAATCTTCTAACTGAATTGGAAGTAGTTAAACCTGATGTTTCTCCTATTATTGAAGTAACCGATAAAGTCGGATTAAAATTGCGATATCAAAGGTTTGAGAAAGATATTATTGGAGATAAACTTCCTACTCCACAACAAATTCTTGAAATTATAGCTAAAAATGTTGAGTTTATTTATGACGAAAATTCTGCATATAGTGGAAAAGATGTTCCGTTACAAAATATTGTTGATTGGATAGGAGAACTATCTCCGGAAAAATATGTAAAGATAGAAGAATTTTTTGCAAATGAACCAAAGATAATTAAAAAATTTGGTATTAAATGTAGAAAATGTGGATTCGATCATTCTATTGAAGTAAGAGATATTTTTGATTTTTTTATTTAATTCTTGGTAATGTAGATCTTACAACTTTTTATAAAACAAATTTTAGCATGATGCAACATCATGGATATAGATTACACGAGTTGGAAGAAATGATCCCTTGGGAAAGGGAAATTTATATTGGTTTATTAGTTCAATATTTAAAAGAAAAAGAAGAAAGACGTAAACAACAAGAAGCTAAAAGGAATATGTAATAAATGGCAACTAATAATTCAGATACATCATTTTTAGATAATGCAAAAGAATATGCAGGTAATGTTGCAAGTGATGCATATACTCAAACGAAAAACGAATTTTCGCGTGTAAGTCAGAATAGCAAAGATAGAGATTGGATTGTTGAACGAGAAAGTAAATTAAATAATTTAACTTTAAGTCAAAAAGAACAATTAAAATATATATCTAGCGCTGATGATGCAATGAAATTTGTTGAAACTGCAACATCTGGAGATACAGAAGGCGCAGAAAAATTATATAACCAAGCATTAAAAAGTCAAGGAGGAGCAATAGCATCTTTTGCAGGAGATGTTGCTACTACTGCACTAGGAGGAGCAGCAGGTAAAGCTGTATTTAAAGCTGCTCCAAAATTATTTAAAGGTGCTGCTGAAGTAATTGGCGAAAATATACCTTCATTAAAAAAATTCAGTAATGTATTTAAAAGTTCAGCGGATCGAGCAGACGAAGCATTAGCTACTGGAAGAGCTACAAGAGCAGCAGCAAGAGAACAACGAGCTCAAGAATCGATCCAAAGAGCGCAAACAGAACAACAACAAGCAAGAACTGCAAGAACTTCTACTCCCGCCGAAACAGAAACTCCATTTAGAAGTAACGCAACAAGAGCAACAGAAGCTATAGAAGAAACAGTAACTCCGCAACCACAACAAAGTATTTTTGGCAAAGCTGCAGATTGGGCTAAAGATAAAATAGGACAAGGAGCAGATTGGGCTGGAGGAAAAGTTGTAGAAGGGGGGAAATCAGTTGGTAGCGGTATTGCAAGTTTAGGTAAAACCGCATTAAAAGGAGCAGGATTAGGTGCTGCTATTGGGATACCTGCAGGAGAATATTTTGAGAATTTATCTGACGAAGAAAAAGCCAAGATTCAAGAACAAGCTCAAAAGGGAGTAGATTGGGTTGATAATGCAATTGATCACCCAGGAGAAACATGGGAAGATATTAAAAGCGGAGCAGGGAGTTTATTAGGGGATGCAGGCAGCGCAGCATTAGGTGCAATAGTTGGTAAAGGATCTAACCCATTTAAAGGTATTAGCACAGGAATGGGATCATTATTTGCCGGAGGAGGATCAATTGGATCTACATTAAATTCAATGCCATCTGGTGGAGATTCTGGAATAACTGGAGAAGGGCATTTTGGTGGAGATAGTATTCAAGGAACATCTGCTATTGAAGTTTTAAATAAAATTTACAATATATTAGCAAAAACTTATGATACTGTTAATACAATATCACGAGACGTTTCTACACTAACTAGATCTCAATCTCAACAAAATGCTGCAAATGATATAAATTCTGTAAATATGCAAGCTCGTCAAAATGAAATGGGGATGGGGATGGCAACTCCAATGTATGGCGGAGGAGGAAGTTCCATACAAAGCGAAGGCGGCGGCGAGGAAGATAATAAGGAAGGAGGCATTTGGTCAAAAATTTTTAGCGCAGGTAAAAAAATAAATCCAAAAGCTGCAGGAGCAGCTGCTGCAGCGGTTGTAAATCCAGGCAAAAAAGTTGGATTTATTGCAGGAGCAGCTAAAAGACTTTTAGGCGTAGGCAAAAAAGTAGCTGGCGCAGCTAAAACTGTCGCCCCAATAGCAGCAAGAGTTGGTGGAGCAGTTATCGGGGCAAAATTATTAACAGATGAAGAATTTAAAGAGCAAGGAATAACAGATCCATATGCGATGGAAGCAATAAGAGCAAAAACCTTAACTGAATCTGGAGGCAAAGGAGGGGGGGAAGGAGATTGGACTAAAACTTCTAATTCTAGAATTAGAGAAAAAATGCCGCAATTAAAAGGTATAAGCGATGACGAATTAGATTCCCTTAAAGCAAAAGGAAACGAAGCATTTCTTGATGTGGCGTATAAAAATGTTGGCGGGTATAAATGGCGCGGTAGAGGATTAACACAGTTAACAGGAAAAAGTAATTATGAAGCTGCAGATAAAGCATTAGGGTTAAATGGCGCGTTAATAGATAATCCAGATATATTAGCAACGGATAAAGATTTAGATAGAAAAGTTTCTGTTTGGTTTTATAAAAATGCAGGCGGCGATAAGAAAAAGTTTTCTTCTCAAGAAGAAGCAAATAAATGGGCAATTAAAGCAGCTGGCGGAAAAAAATATTCTGCAGATACAGATTTAGGTAAACAAGAATTACAAAAAATAACAAAATTTCAGCAATCAGGTAAAACAAAAGTTGCATCAGAAACTACTGCTAATTTAGAAAACTTAGAGCCAGTCGCAACAAAAACTGTTGGTGATAGCAGAGAAGAGGGAAAATCTAGCCCGTATAATGTTCCTGTAAATAAAGAATCAAGCATACCTGAATCGATGGAAGCATTTAAAGCTGCGCTTTTAGAAAACGATGCAAATCAAAAAGCAGCAGAGGAAGAATATCAAAAAATTAAAAATAGAGAACACGATCCATCTGAAACCGACGATTACACGCACAAATTATACGAAGCTGATGCTAAAGTTCAATCACTGGGAAATTTTAAAATAGGTATAATTAATGACGAAAAATACAAAGATTCAAAAGACTTTTTAGATTCAAAAAATAGAAACGATGTATATAATTTTTATAAAGACCCAGATTATTTTAAGAAAAATAACTTATCAGAAAAACAAACTAAAAAATCACAAACACAACTACAAAAAGATGTTGATAAAACTGCTTCTTTATCAACTGTTACAGAACATGCAACAAGATATGCGCCAAAAAAAGATATGTCAAATGCTTCTCCAGATGAAATTAGAGAAGAGGAACTTGCACAACAAGCAGAAGAACTTGCTAAAAATCCAGGAAACCTAACAGTTGACGAAATAAATGCGAAAAATAGTGAAATAAGTAGAGAACGAAATAATATTGAATTTAATAGAATAAACAAAGAAAACCCTTCCCCATACGTTGAAACTGTGGAAAATGTTACTACAGCAAACGAACACCGTGTTTCTCCAAAAGAAACAATAGAAACGTCGCAATATACTACTACGACTAATAAACATAGAGAAGTAACAACTGGAGGAGGAGTTACAACAAGAACTGCGGAAGAATATCAACCAACTGAGTTAGATAAAGCAGCAGAAGCACACGAAAAAGATTCAGTAAACAACCCAGATCCTTTGGCTAAATATCATACAACTCCAATTCCAGGAAAACCTGGATATTATATGAGGCATGGCAAAAAAGTAGGTCCAGGTGACATATTAGAAGGTCGAAAAGATACTGCAACTCCAGCTCCAGTTACTCCATACAACAATCAAGAAAATATAATTGAAAATTCTGGTTTATCTGATTTAGAAAAAGAAAAAAAGGCAAAATTAGAAGCAATTGGCGCAAGAAGAGGAAAAGAAGGCGAAGATGATGCTGCCCTTGATGCCGAAGGAGAAAAAGTTTTAGATGAATTTCATGCAAAAAAACAAGCGGCGAATGCATCTCCTGTTACACCATATAGCGACGTTCCTGATTCGGAAAAACTTGATGCGCCAAAATTTAATTTGTATAAAGATTCTACAGGTAGAATGCAAAAACAAGATTTGGAAACTGGAGAAGAATTTTTAGCAACTGATGATGACATAAAACAAGATAAAGAACAAAAAGAACGCGAAGCGCAATGGGTAGAACAACATAAAACTACTGGTTCAGCTCAACTACAAAAAGATGTTAATAAAACTGCTTCACCTTTTATAGATACGGCATACAATTTAGATTCAGAAACCCCTAATACATTTAGCAAAGCGCAAATTGAAAATAATAAACCAAAACCATTGGGATATACATTATCTGATGATCACGAGGGCGGAAAGAATAAAATTGATATACAAACAAGAAAGAAAACTAAAGCAACTCCAGAAGAAATAAAACAGTTTTATGGAGACGGTCCAGTATTATCTGATGAAGAATTAAAACAAAAATATAAAGAAAACCCAAATTTTAGCACAGATGATTTAAGAAAAACGTCAGCTCAATTAGAACCTAAAACTACTGGTTCAGAGCAATTACAAATAGATGTCGATAAAACAGCTGAAGCTTATGTAGCTGCAAATCCTACAGCATCATTTGTTGATAACACTACTGGTTCAGAGCAATTACAAATAGATGTCGATAAAACAGCTGAAGCTTATGTAGCTGCAAATCCTACAGCATCATTTGTTGATAACACTACTAAGTCAGCTCAATTAGAACC